ATAAGGAATCATTTATATCCTCGTTAGTGCTTTCGTATTTTATTGGCTCGATAGTAAAATCTTCAAATTTGCCACTATAAAATTCAAGTAACATCTTAAAAGCCTCTGAAATCATTCTCCGTTCATTGCCTGTAACTGAGTTCATAAAGTCATAGGCATTTTTAATAAGTTCACTACCAAACCCAGTACCTACATCTATCCCTCTCAGAACAGGCGGAATGATGAACATACTTCCTATATTCTGCTGTACCGTTCTTTCAGTAACCTCATATTGACGGTCATAATTATTCGTCACGAAAGGAACGATCTCCGGTTTCTCCTCATCAGCATCAACGTCGACAACCAGTATTTTTGCAGCGTTTTCGTCGCCCTGCCATTTGCTGATCATTCTTGAGCTTTCGATTTGCTCCTGGTTATACGGGTCGTTAGGATCAACAGCTCCATTATCAAGTGTCCTCGGCTTCCTGCCTTTACGAATAAGCATCCCGGCATGAAGGAAGTTAAACTTAGCATTTCGATATTTGACTGTCGAAACACTCTCCTCGGTAAGCATGTCAGTAACGATAGGATCGAAAGGTGAAATAGGGTACTCAAAATCTCCATCAGCGGTAAAATACATAATCTGACCGAGATAACTCTCCGGGCCACCAGCTTCCGTGATTTCATCCAGGACCGTATAAGGATCAAACTTATTGATGAACTTAACGTCTTGAATCCTAAAAGCCTTACCGGTCAGTCCAGTCCAGTCCGGGTAAACAGCTACTCGCCCGGTATAAACGCCTTTATTGTCTATCTCGATACGGCAATTTTCAAAGGGTACATTATAATATTCAATAGGAAAACCAAGGCCGTTATATTTGACAAGACAGGCAAAGCCGTTAAAATGCTTAAGATCTTTAGCGAATTTTCTGAGAAGTGAATTTGATTTCTCGTTGCGTAAATTAAGGATTGCTTCAGCAAGTAACTGATCCGTGAACCCGGCACCCTCGACAAACTTAATGTAAACGTCCATACAGGTTTTTCCTGTACCGGAACTGTTTACTATCTCCAATATTTTTTGAGGATAATCGTTATTCGTGCCATATCCTTTAATCTTCTTAGAAGTAATGTAACTGTTCCGCTCAACTCGTGGGGCTGTTTTTGTAGCGGATACTCTCATTATTTCTTGGCTTTAGCTGATCTCCTTACAATCTTTTTAGGCTCTTTTACCGGATCTTCAGAGACTAACGCACTTACTTCAGCTATGGGATCAGGTATTTTTATTTCTTCCGGCGCAACTATCGGATCAACTACGACAGGCGGAACGATTATGACTTTTGCAGGATCAGGTATAGATGGGATCTTTGCGAAATATATCGCTTTTTCAGGATAGTGTTTTAAGTACCATTCAGCAAGTTCATCAGTTAGTGTTAAGTTGGTACATACTTTTTCAGGATGCCCGAAAGCTTGCAGTAAAACTCCTTTTTTTAATTCGTAACCTTTTGGTGTGGCCATTTTAGTTAAGTTTAATATTTTAAATAATGCTTCTATATAACAGGTAGAGCAACCAAATTTCAACTTCTCTCCGGTAAGTTGTGTTAATGCCTCTTTGATTTTGGCTTTGCGCTCCCCCGTCCTATGCGAACGATTGTTAACATAATCACGGGAGAACGCAACAACCTCATCAATCAGTTTAAGTTGTGCCGCCATACGCTGTCGGGCAGCAAGGCGCAACAAGAGAAGCCAGCGCGGCACGGGTAGCAGCAATCGTTCCGCCGACGAAATACGATAACGGCATAGACGATTCTTTCAGCTTGTCAGAACAGCCAGCTGTCAGCAACCAGCCTCCGAGAAGTTCATCAGAGTTAGCGTCACGTTCAGCAGCATTCAGTTCCAGACCGAAGTCATAACCGAGAATCTCGAAGACGGTGCGACCGTTACCATTGACAGCATCGACCTTATTGTAATTGTTCTCAATAATGACCATGAACCTGGAATCTTTAGCATTCTCGATCCATAGCTTATCTTCTGGAGTGTTGTCGAAGATGCGGAATATAAATCCATGATCCCACACTTTCTGATAGGTCTTCTTGACCATGGCTGTTTTGTGCTCGTTCGAGAAGTTATAGCCCGCTACACAGTAAGCATAACATGGCGGAGATAATGTCTTCAGAACAAGCTGCGTGCAGAGCAGTGGGTTTGAAGGGTCAAATGTGCTTAAGTCTTTATCAACACAATCGTAATTGATAAAGTAAGCTATATCCTTGACTCCGGGAACAAGGTTCTCGCAGTTCTTAAGGATACAATCGACTATTTGGTTACAACCTATTGTCATAGTAACCTCCTATCTTCCAACAACCAGCAGACGGTCGTCGATTATTTTAGCATCAAAAGCATCAGTAGCTTCGATCCTGTTATAACGGCTCCTCGGATCATAGAATGAATTGATATTCTCAAACAACGAAGTGCAGGCCATACCGATGTTCAGGTTTGAAACTGTGGTATAAACTACACGGTGAGGATCGTTCCAGCTCGTTCCGTTGTTTTCGTATGTACGGATAAACTGATCCCAAAGAGGAACACTTATAATTTTGATGCCGTCCCAGGTTGCAAACTCAAGGCCGTTGATCATCAGCTTATAATCCTGGAAAGCGGTTCCGAGTGCCTGAAGCTGTCTGCGAAGACGGTCAAATACTGACCTTGTTACAAGGATAACTCTATCAGGCTGCATCTGAAGTTCTGACGGACCGGCATCAATTATAGCATTGACAGCATTGTAAGTGAGCAGCGGAGTAGCAACGGACTGCTGAAGTGCATAAGTGGCCTGTGTGTTACCCGGCATAGCCTGAAGCTGAAGGGGATTAGCAGCGTAAATAGCGGCCATCTGTACCCAGAAGCCATCGAATACGTTGAAGAAAGCAGGATCGACACCCGGAGTCAAATTACCAAGAGGCCACTGAGCTGCGTTAGTGTCACCAAACCATGCGTAACGAAGTATTTCTTTTGGAAGATCCTTCGAGTAGATCCCGGCGATGAATGTGAATATCTCAGTCTTGGTCAGATCATAAGGATTTGTGCAGTCGATATAGAGCCTCATCAGAGAGTTCTCTATCTCGTCGATACACATATCATTGATGAACTCAAGATATTTGGGTTCCCATTTCTTTGCAACGGCGATCGCTTCGTGACACTGAGCCACAGGATCGCAAGACTGAGCAGCTTTGAGGATAAGTCCAAAGGTACCGGGTATGATACCTATTTCCCTGTCATTCTTGATTCCTGTTACAAGTGTATGGAATTCGTTTAGTGGCCCTGCCTCAAGTACGGCAGTAACGACAAGTTCATTCAGCGAGCGAAGTTCGTCGGCTGTGAAATGAAGATTATCGAGGTTGATTTTATGCCCGCAGGCAGGAGAGAATTGTCCCATGATTATTCAGTTTTAGTATTAATTTTTTTCAGTTTTTCACGTACTTCATTGAGGTTTATGTCCCCAACTTTCTCGGCAGCACTGAACTTACCACGTGCATCAGGCTTCCATGAATTTTTCAGATTCGTAAGCTGAGTGATAAGAGCCTGGGCTTTTACTTCCTCGGCTTTAAACGATGCTTCAGCAGCAGTGAGAGAAGCTTTTTCCTTTTCAACATCAGTAACTTTAGCCTTCTCGGCATCAAGTTGTTTCTGAAGATCAGCAATTTTCTCGTTTGCTATCTCCAGCTCTGTTTTAGAGGCGATAGGTTCATTGATCTCTTTAACCACACCACCTTCGATAACGATAGTTTTACCGTCAGCCATCAGGAAGGTGCCATCCGGAGAAGCTTTGTCACCGACAGCCGGGGAGCCTGCCTCTTTGTCGAGTTTGAATTCCTTCCCGTCTTTATCTTTTATAGTTTGATCTTCAGAGGGAAGTCGGGAGAAAAGAGCCTTAACATCTTTTGCAAGAGCTTCAATCTTTTCTCCAAAGGTTTTGACATCATTTTGATCCATAATAATTTTATTTTTGGGTTCGTAATAAGCAACTGCTTTTATAG